AGATGTAAGAAACCTTATCGCTATTGTAAAAAACAACGAAAATGTCAATAAATTTTGAAAAAAAAACTAACACTATGGTAACGATCGCAGCTAAAGAAATTTTGAAAGGCGGGGGGCCTAAGACCGGTTATCTCGGCGACATGGAACTGGCGGGAATACCGGCGGTAAATGACAAAGTAATTATGGATGAAAGCGGCACGGGGTATGTCTTTAAGGTAATTGAATTGCACTTTGCGGATGGGGGGAAGGTAGATGTTTATTTAGAGAGAATTAGCTCTATAACAGATTACAATATTAGCCGCTTTTAACAGCAGGGGAGAAGGGGTATGACTATTGAGCATAAAAAAACCGCCCTCTGTGGAGGCGGCTAGTTTCTTTTCTTGCTCGATCTCGTCTGCAAATCCTCGACTAAGCGCATCATCTGCGGTCAGCCACGTTTCCTTGTCCATAAGTTCGGCAATTTCCTCTTGGCTTATTCCTGTCTTGTCCACATAAACCGCTTGTATACTTTCGTCGATCTTGTCCATGTCGTCGGCCATCTTGCGGAAGTTGTTTGCATTTCCCGCCATGATTGTCCAGGCGTTATGGATCATGAGCATTGCGTTCTTTGGCATAATTATCTTGTCACCCGCCATTGCAATGACAGACGCGATTGAAGCGGCCAGTCCATCAATATAAACGGTCTTTGATGCCTCATGTCGTTTAAGCATCGAATAGATTGCTTGACCGGCAAATACATCACCACCGCCTGAATTGATGTAGATATTGAGATTTTTGATTGAGCCAAGAGCATCAAGGTCTTTCTTAAAGTCTTTCGGAGTAACCTCGTCGCCATACCATGACGAACTTGATATATCGCCATATAGCATCAGCTCTCCAGTGTCATCGCCCCTTGCTTTAAAGTTCCAGAATTTCATGCTGTTCCCCCTTTTTGCATTGATTTCGGTAAATTGCCTTCTGCGTTTTTCAGACTGATCATGTTGCCGTTCACCAAATACGCATCACCGCCATCCTTTGAATCAATCAGGTTCATGTCCTCTAATTCTCGGATGTCGTTTGCGCTTAATATTCCGTTCTGACGCATCTGGTTATAGTAGGTTGACCGTGTGGCAATGTCACCGCGTAACAGTGCATTAATGTTGAATTTTGCATAGTATGTGTTTTGTTCTTTTGTTGTCAGAAGATCCTTGTATATGGTCTGTTTACCGCATCTGCTGATGGTATTTCTGTTGCGCGTGACGTTTCCACCGGAAACACTGCCACCGAAATCAAATTTGACGGTTTGTTTGAAGCCAAATATTCAGTCAAAGATCAGTATCAGGCTAAATGCGAGTGGATATTCCACCGCGACGGAATCAAAAAGATTGCCAAGCTGAAAGATTCTGACGGTCAGTATATTTGGCAGCCTTCTGTCACGCTGAATGTTCCTGACATGCTTCTGGGCAAGGCTGTTAACATTTCCGAATATGCACCGAACACATTTCAAAGCGGTCTATATGTCGGCATTTATGGCGATCTGAAACAGTACATGATCGTTGACAGTCTGAATGTTGAAATTCAGGTTCTAAATGAACTGTATGCCAGAACAAACCAGGTTGACTACATGGCACGCGTTGAAATGGACGGCGCGCCTGTAATGGCTGAAGCATTTGCACGCGTAAAGCTTGGCTAATTAAACGGTGGGCGGGTAAATCCCGCCCACAACTATTAAGGAGGATTAATATGATCGGTTCATTTGGAAAAGAATGTAAAGTTGTAATCGTTGAAAACAGCGTTGCCGCAAGTCAGGCCACCACGGTTGGAGAGATTGTTGATACCGCTGGTTTTGACGCTGCCTGCTTCATTTACAAGCTAGGCACTGTCACCGATGGCGCTGCTGTCACACTCAAAATCTATCAGGGCACCGATGCAACTGTATCGGATGTTGCTGAATTGTCCGGAGCGTCTGCCTCTATTGCCACCACGGCCACGGACAGCGAACAGTTTTTAATTGTTGATGTTATCAAACCGCGTGAGCGTTATCTGCGTCCGACCATCGTAACCGCTACGCAGAACGTTGAGATTGATTCGGCTATCTGCATTCTGTACAACCCTGATGTTGCTCCGGTAACACAGCCAGCAACTATTGATGTCAATACTGTTGTTGTCAGCCCCGCAGAAGTTTAAGGAGGTAATGTAAATGGCTATTCCTGATGGATATAATACTTATCCAATTCCCGACATCATTGGCACAAATGACGCAGACAACGATTTTGATTCCAGTTTGGTGTCGGCCAATAAAGATGGTTCTGTCTTTGAAAGATTAGAAGAAATCAAAGGCAATCAATCACGCTGCGTCAGTCTTGGACAGGCCGCTGCATCCCTAACCGGAACAGCTACCAAGTTTACTGTATCTGGCATGGTCGCAATTAAGCATCTAGGGATGTTGGTTACAACCGCCATTCCTGCCGGAGCCAATACGCTGAAATTTTCATTCACGCCAACGGGTGGTTCAGCAACTGACTTGTGTGCCGCTACCGACACCGCAAGCGCAGCCAAAAACCAGATGTTTATTGTTGACGGCGTTAAGGCCACCGCTTTGGTTAAGGCGACCGATCCCGGAATTGGTGTTGCTGCTAACGAGCATATGCCGATTGTCCTTGGTCCTGGCGTTATCCAGACCATATACAGTGCCGGAGCACCAGCCACCGGTGCCGCAACGCTTTATGTTGAGTACGAGCCGCTGATTGATGGTTCGATTGTCTTTTAACTGATGTGGGCGGGCGTAAAACCCCGCCCATTTTAATGAGGTGATTAACAGTGTATAAAGTCATCACGCCGATTTCGGTGGAGCCGGTCACGCTAACAGAAGTAAAACTCCATCTTCGGCTGAATTCGGATTCAACCGAGGATTCGCTGTTGACGATACTCATAAAAGCGGCAAGGGAATACTGCGAGAACTACACCGGCAGAGCATTCGCAACACAGACATTAGAAATGTATCTTGATCAGTTTCCTGCATGCGATTATATTATCCTACCGCGCCCACCGCTGCAATCTGTAACAAGCGTCATATATAAGGACAGCACAGCAGTATCAACCACCATGACCGCCACAACGCAGTATATAACCGACACTGATAGCGATATTGGCAGAGTGGTATTGCCTTATGGTCTTTCGTGGCCATCGTTTACGGCATACACGGTCAATCCAATAAAGATCCAATTCGTTTGCGGTTATAGTTTATTACCGGATTCACTCAAAGAAGCAATGCTGTTGTTGATTGGGCATTGGTACGCTAATCGCGAGGCTGTTTTAACTGGCACAGTTTCAAAGGACATTGAATTTGCGACAAAAGCGCTTATGGCTCAATATCGAGCGCGGTGGTGGTTGTAATGAGGGCCGGTAAACTTAACAACCGAATAACCATCCAAACCATGCCAGCCGCATATGACAGTTATGGAGCACCTAATGGCACTTGGGTAGATTCTATTTCCGTGTGGTCGAACATTGAAATGACAGGCGGAAATGAATTATATCAGGCAAAGAAACTTTACGCGGATTCAACAGCAGTATTCAAAGTGAGATATACCACATCAATTTCAACACTTAATCGGATTAAGTATGGAACAAGATACTTTGAAATATTGAGCATTGGAGATCCTGATGGTTTAAGAGTTGAATTGCTGATAACCGCAAAAGAGGTGGTCTGATGGAAATTGATGAAGCATTACGGACCTATCTTTTAACCCAAGCTGGATTGACCGCTCTGATTTCACAAAGAATATTTCCCAATGAACTGCCTCAGGGAATCACACTTCCTGCGGTTACTTATATACAGATTTCAGACATCAAGGAACACACATTAACAGGTCAACTGGAATTGGAACATCCGATGATTCAGTACACCGTATATGCTGCATTACCTTCGACCGCAAGACCGGTGGCAAATCAGATTAAATCGGCAATGAAAGACTATTCAGGAACGTTAAGTGGGTTAGTTATTCAAAAGATGGAACTTCAAAACGAACTTAGCGGACTGGAATCTTCATCAGACGGAACAATCAAGACATACACAGTTGATTTGGAATATGAAATTAATTACATCCACCCATAAAAAATAAAAAGGAGATATAAACATGGCTGCTGCACATGCTTTTGGCACGACATTTTCATGGAATGGTGTCGTTATTGGCAAGCTTACCGCTATAAACGGTATAGAACTGTCTGTTGACACCATTGATGCAACTACACATCAATCTGCTGACTACTTTAAAGAATATTTACCCGGACTGATTGACGCTGGCGAGGTATCCATTGAGGGATTATTCGACTATGCCGACACAACCGGACAGCAAGCATTGATTACAGACTTGAATTCCCGAACATCCCCTTTTTGATGGTGGTTTCTTTTAAAAATTCTTGACCGTTCATGTTTCAACCACCTCACCGCCAAAGGCCGCATTTAGTATTTTGCACATCGTCATCATTTCATCGTCTGTTTGTACTTTTGTTTGCGGTTCATCATCTGTTATCATGCTTGAAAGTGCTGGTAATGATTTTTGACGAGCAAACATTTCAGCGTGCCAGGCGACAAATATCAATTCGTTTCTGCGGTTGATTTGTCTGCGGTTATATCCGCGCAACATATAGATAAGCTCTGCGTATGTTAGCGGCCAAAACTCCGATGGTTTCATGTTCAACTCACCGACAGCAAGTTTAAATTCATCGTTAAAATTTACTTTTTTCTCGCCGCCGGTTTCGCGTTTTTTGTTTCACCTGTATCAAAGGCTTCTGTCATTGCTTTGGTAACAGCCTGGATGATGTCCAGTAAACTCGATTCACCATCATCAATTAAGGCACAAGCCTGTTCAAGCGTTAGGTCTTTTTCGTCCTGCTTCAGCATTACCCATAACAATTGAGCCAATACGGTCAATGACATATCAGCTTCAACATCCATGATATTTGTTCCGGTTAATTGCTCAAACTCAACCATTGCACCCATGCTTAATCTAAGCCTGCGCGGTTTGTCCAGTGTTACGGTTACAAATGGAATTGGCATATAATACCCCCATATTGAAATTGGGAGGCGAGTTTCCCCGCCTCCCCGGTAGAATTACGCGGTCTTGGTAACGTAAATGGTATAGGTTTTCGGTGCTTTGCCGGTTTCCTGAACCACTATGACAACAGGTGTGACCGTATTGATCGAGCCTGCGGATATAGCGGATGAAGGAACTCCGGTTCCAACACTCTGTGATGT